ATCGCTTGCCTTTGGGATCAAGCAGATCTAAACGCCTATGTATTTCCATTAAATCATCTTCCGCACAAAAAATAACTGTATTACCACGCTGTTTTACATCTTTACCCCACCACCTGCCTCCGCACGCCACAGACAATGCTAGCTGAATAATACTAAGCGACTTACCCACGCCACCAACAGCTGCTAAAATGCCTGGCTTGGCTATAGGTATTAATCCATCTACTAAAAATTTTTGTGGCTCTGGCTTACCTACTAAGTTTCTAACAGCGTATTTTTGTATGCCTAACTTATGCTCCATAAGTTCAGCTTTAACTTTATCTAAACCATGTTTTAAATATAAATCGTTGTAGTCACCGCGCTCGCTCGGTAGTCTTACCGCACAATTAGTTACAGCACTCGCGCACTCTTGCGCCTTCTTTTCACCAACACCATTATCATCATTATCAAGCGCTAAAATAAATCTAGCACCTGTTAGCTCGCGCAATTTAGAGGCTGCATCTAACACAAAGTTAGCACTAAATACGCAAGCTACAGGAATTTGGGTAGCTTCATAAACTGAAGCAGCAGTTGAGTAGCCTTCAACTAAAATTAATTTTTCTATATTTTTTATTTCTGCAAAGCTAGTACCAATTAAAAATACATTGCCTTTAATTTCTGATGCAGATTTGAATCTTTTGTTGCCTTTTTTATCAATAGACTGTAGAGAACGAAGCTCGCCTGATGTAGAATACACGGGAACAATTAAGTTTCCATTTAATTGCTTCAACCCATAACTTTTAACTTTTTTACTTGTGAGATATTCATGTTCAGTAGCCTCGTGGCATATATTCAGTCGTTCCTTTGCCTCCATTGCAACTTCATCTTGTCTCAGTTTCCTTTGCTCTTTCGCTTTGGCCGATGCCTCTTCCATTTGTTTATGTAGTGCTTGTTTATCTACTACACTAAGACTGTTGGTATCTACAGAGGACCATTTGCCTTCAAACCCAGTCTTCCAGTTACCATAAGTACAGAACATGTGTTCGCCAACTTGGTTAACCACATAGTAACCACTGCGTTGACCGCCTTTATCTGGTTTACTGTTTGTTGCTTGTACTGGCACTCTGATTATCTCGCCAGTTATTTCTAAGAAGTCTACAAGCAATCCTTGTGCTTGCATCTCGTTTATTAAATCTTGTGTACTCTTCCCTGTACTAAAACCTAAGTCGTTATAGAGTACGTCCTTTTTCAGGTACTTTGTTAAATCCATTTGCAGCTCTCTGGTCATCTAACTCGGCTTGCACGTTCGCCCAGTTTAGATATTCTCTAACAATAGAAGTAAAGACTCGTTTTCTGTTCTCCCTATCCCATTGATGTAATGGTTTGTCTTCTTCTTTATATGTTAAATCTAAATATAAATCTTTGGTTTGTGCTATAGAGTATTCAATACCATCATCATTTAATTGTGCTTTATTAGGTAGCCTTTCGCCTTCACTAATCTTTTTTAAATGATCCATACTGCACGCACCAAGCCAATGTTCTCCATCTTGTTTTAAAAAAGGGCCTGCTGGACGCTTACAATAAGCGCACAGCGTTGGCCTACGTTTTGCATCAAAATGGTACGTCATCATCATCAGCTACACTTGATCCCATTGCTTGAAGATCAGCCTCTGATGGACCAGCTTGTATTGGTTTTTCGCTCACAACTTTTGGCTTTGCATTAGTTGATTGCCAAGTCTCACCAAACTTTTCATCTATTTCAAGATAACCGCTTTCACCTTTAATAAGTTCAGCAGATACACTTTTGCCCATAAATGCAGATGATGTGTCTTTTGGTGGTTCTTTTATACCCATGGCTTGCGACATAAGTAACATTGACTTTATACCTTTGTCTACCACGCTTGGATTATCGTGTGCAACAGAAAAGACATGACTAATTCTTATACCAGAATCACCCACCTCAAAATACATCTTGCACCCGCGCCAACCGTTTTTACCTTCAATCAACGCTTCTTCTTCACCTTGCCAATGCAGAACGTGTCTACCTGGCTCTATCTTTCCTCTGCCTTCGCCGACAGAATCAACATTATAATTTGTCAAATCCATAATTTACTCCTTTTTTAAATCCAACATTTATATTCAACGCAGTCATCCTCTTTAGATCCACAATAGTTACAATAACCATCTGTGTATTGCGGATCATCACCAGTATCAAACTCGTTGTACTCTAATAGCAATATCTCATTCATTTCAACATCTGCTCCCTGATTTCTTTCCAATCAAAAGGCATCTCATTATCTAAGCCAAATCTATTCTTAGCTTGAAAGCCAGGTGTTTCTTGAGTGAAGATAGTTCTATCACCTTGTTTTAGTTTAGTAGTCATGCCACCGCCTTTACCTTTTACTTGGATAGTACCTATCTTGTAATTAGCAAAAAATACAGCATCACTATGTTCTATTACTAAGTCAGCTGCTTTTCTGTGCAACTTAATTTGATGTCTGTCATGTGGTTCGCTTGATGGATCTTCATACCTTCTAACTTCATTGTGGGCAATTTGTAAGATAGTAAAACCTTTATCTCTTAATTGGTTTAATAGAGCTAGATACTCCTTCCATATCTCTATACATGCGCTGTAACCTTTACCGTATGCTGGTGCAGATATATCTGGCCAACCATTTTTTTCACAGACATGCTCGTGCATTAATGTTTCTAACCAATCCAAACTATCTACTACAACAGTTTTAAATTCAGACTCATCATCAATCAATGCTTTAAGATTACCAACAAACTCGTTGTAAGATTTAGCCACAGGAAAATGCGGACACTCTATCTTACCGATACCATCTTCAGCTTGTACTATGATTGGTTTATTCATAGTTGCGCCAAAGGTTGTCTTACCAATACCACCAGGTCCATAGATAACCATGATTGGTGGTTTTAGTTTTGCTTTCTGTCTTATATTAGCTAGACTCACTTAGATACCTCTATTTTAGGTTTGTCTGCTGGTTCAACGATTTGCTTCATACGAGCTTCATAAGATGCAAGTAATGTATTTAGATCATCAATATCATCTTGTGCTTGCACAGTAAACTCATCTCTGAGCTTTCTTTTCTTGTTCCATCTAGCCATCAATAGTTTTGCTTCATCTGGTAATTCAGAGATTTTATGCTCTTTACCATCTTCAGTAAATTTAATTGTTGGCTCTTCAACATTTTCTGTTTTATTTTCTTCAACCATTTTAGTCTCCCTTTTGGTTTTGTTTATAGGTATCACATACATCTTTAGCATTACACCAACGGCATCCGTCTTTACTATAGTTATATGTGGGTATTTCTTCAAAGCAAGCATCAGCTGCTGGCTTCAAAACTGTGTCACCCCAATGCAACAAATTAAGTGCTGATATGGAGTATGTTCTTATTGTTCCTTCTTGATGCCAACCTCTTGGTTGTACGATAGTCATTAAAACTTCGCAATCATCGTTTATATATCTTTCTAATGCTCCTAGTGCATAGATACGCATCTGCGGACTATCCGCTTCATGCACCATTCTTCCAGTTTTTAAATCAACTATTTCTATAGCATCTTTACCAATTAAAATTGCATCTGCTGTTCCCCATACATGTTCATGCAGATTAGCTAACGATACCTTTTCTTCAATCAAAGGTCTTTTAATATCTAGTTCTTGCACTCTTTTATCTATGTACTCTACATAAGTATTAGCACAATCAATCATCTCTTGATCTACTGTGATGTCAAAATCTTCTACATGATGCGTAGTGCCTAAGTAATACTCTTCTATGGTTAGGTTATTAAGTCTACCTTTTAATAGTGTCTCGACCATTTCGTGAATCAATGTACCAGTAGCAGCGGGTATACCTACCTTGTATTCTACATCCATGCTTGCAAGTAATTGTGGCATACCTGGACATGCCATCCATATCTTTGCAGCTGATGGACTTAACTTAGCGTGTGCCATGGACGGAAATGTAAGAGTCTTGTTCCATTCTCTTCACATCATCAAGATCGTATTTAATCTTGCCACCAATCTTAAAGTAGTTTGGTCCTTGGCCTCTGTACCTTCTATTATCAATTGTTTTCTTGCTGACACCCCATCTCTCTGCTAGTTCGTCAACTTCTATGGTATTTGATATGTCAAAATTCTTTTCTAATATTTCCATAAATTTCCCTTTTATTTATATTTTTGTTTATAATATACCAATATTACTAATTTACAAGTAGTATAATAATAAAAAAGTGGAGAAATTTTATGAATAAAACTGTATATGCACACATGAATATAGGAAATGAAAAGGACTGGGATCAAGCAATAGACAAGCTTGCAACCAATAACCAAGTAGCTGGTACACATTATAAGTCAGCCAGAATACAACCCATTGACTATATCTATGCTAACAACCTGTCTTATAACTTAGGTAGTTGTCTTAAATATATAACTAGAACTAAAGGTGATAAGAAAGATAGAGTAACTGATCTAATGAAGGCTAAACACTTTATAGATTTAGAACTACAGATGGTCCATGGCGTAGATTCTGATGGTAACGATATAGGTAAATATTCAGTAGAGGTTTCTCTGGATTAAGAGGTAACTATGAATTTTGATGCGTTTGACGATCCAATTCTTAAAGAAAGAAACGGAAGAAAACCTATCTATGTAAACAAACATCTTGCAAGAAAGTTTAGAGATTTTTGTGAAATGGAACAGAAAGAACCACATGATGTGGCTGAGTATCTAATATCTTTAGGTATGAACTCTGTAACACATTATAAAGATCCTACTGTGTCTGTTGACATTGAAGCTCTTTAAATAGGTTTTCTACATTTTTTAGCGAGTCAATCGCTTGGATATCTTTGTCCTCAACAGATATTTGCTTGCTACCATCTGGAAAGAAAAACATTACCTTTTGACAATTTAATGCAACTAAAGCATACACATCTATATCACCTTTATTATAAAACCTAGTCTTAGAATGAGATCCACACCTAAGATCAAACCGCCAACTTTTTCTAGCTTTCTCTATTTGCTTTTGTGTTTTGACCTGGCACTTGTAAAGAGTTTGGCCAACCTCAAAGATGATGTCGGCTTTAGAACCATGTGGCATAACGGTTACAGTATCAGAAAAAGCAGAAAGCACCGAGGCTACTAAATATTCTCCAGATCGGCCAACTCTTTCTGTTTGGCGCGCCATAAGGTTATTGTGGCGTTGGCCTTACAGGTATGGGTGGTTGAGATAGAGATTGTAGATACTGCTCTCTTTGTGCATCAATAACTGGATTAAAACCAGATACTATTCTAGTTGTCAGAATTGCAGCGTCTTTTGATGCTGGGTTTGTTTTTGCAAGTTCTATAAATGCTTTTACTGATTCTTTTTTTGTTAATACGTTAGCTAGCTCTCTCATGGTTCTGTCATTTACATATTGACCATATTTGCCTGCAAATTTCACTTGCCACATAAAAGAGCCAATTTGTGCAGCTTCTCTTGTAAGATTAAATTTGTCAGGTGGGAATGATGGGTTGTCTACATTTGCTATTTTAGCTGTTCTTTTCAAAACCTCGTCAAATTTATCCATTCCTAATAGTAAAGTTTTTGAATTTACACCATAAGATTCAGCTACACCTTTTATCATTTCGTTAAAATTGTCTGGGTTTTTGCCACCTAATTTATCTATTAGTTTAAAACCAACTTGCAATGATGGCCCACCTTTCTGTAGTTTAAATGCTTCAGTAGCTGCGTCTTGTATATATACTCTAACAATGTTTGGGAACACATCTGGATCTTGACTGTTTAATATTTGATATGTTTGTTGTATATCAAACCTGTTAGCAGTTTTGGGATTTGCAATAAACCCAGTTATAGTGGATGGTGTTATATTTTTCTTTTGCAAGTCTTTAGTGTGCATATAAACCAAATCAACTAATTCATTTGATACTTGCTCGTATTTATTTTTACCAGCATTGTAACTAGGGTTTGTTCTTAACTCTACATCAAAGTCATCTAAAATTCCGTCTTTATTACTATTTATAAAATATAACCTATCATTTTCATTGATATAATTTTTTTTCATTTTTGCATCAGGGCTTGCTGTTCTTGAATTATCAACATAACCCTTAAACTCTTTCAATGTAGTGTCAAGATTTTTTATATTTGTTTGTGGTATAACAATTCTTTTCGTTGTTTCATTTCCTGTTACAGGATCTATTGTTTTTTCATATTCTACTTTTTTGATTAATCTTGATTTCATTGCGTTTAGTTTACGCGCAGTAGGATTACCCTTTGGCAAATTAGATATTTGGTTATCTATTTTATTTATTAAATTTAATACTTGTTGTGGTTGTAAAGACTCAGTATTAGCAACACCATAACCAGCATCTTGAGCTGCCTGTGTTCTATCAGCCTTAGCTCTGTTTAATGCTTTATCAGCCGTAGTTCCAACTTTTGCATATATCTTTCTGATGCTTTCTGGATTTTCTATCATAGTGTCCATTAGCTTTGTAGCAATTTTTTCTACTTCTTGTGGTCTATTTTTTAAATAGTCGTACATGACTTTCCCACCTTCTTTTGTGCCATACACAATACTTCCAAGAGAATTGATGATTTTATTATCTATTAACTCAGCAGCAGTTATGCTTAAACCCAAATCATTAGCCTGTTCTTCTAATTTTATTGCAAGTTTTAACTCAGTATCATCTACACCTTTTAAAGCTTCTTTAGCGTATGCAGATGCTTTGCTTGGAGCTAGCGCATAACCACCAATCGCTGTTGTTGCTAATGTTAATGGCATCGCATACATTGGCGGTATACCTACTTGCTCTTGCGCCTCTTGAACAGTTCCACCTACACCACCCAAGATACCAGCAGTCTTTAACATTTGCGGGCTTCTTTTAACAACAGCTCCTACCGCTGAAGGCCCAACAAATTCACCTATAGTTTCTGCAAATTCACCTAAAGTAGTTCTTGGTTGATATTGTGTTAAAGATTCTGCTCCAGGTATTTTTTCTAATAATCCCATCATTTGCTCATACTTAGGATATGCACCTTCTTGCAACAAACGACCTCCTGGTACAGGAGCTAGGCTAGCAATTTTTTTTATAGTTTCTCCACCTGGTATTTTAGATGCCAGATAATCATAAGCTGGTTCAACCATGCTTGGTAAAGAAGCAGCTCCAACTGTTCCTGTAACGCCACCTTTAAGTAAACTAATTGGTACATCTACAACATCTTTAAATTTTTCTAGTCTGGATTGTTTTTTTTCTTGCTCTAACGCTACGTCTAGTTTTTGCAAATCTGCTTGTTCTGTTTTTAGTCTTTTTATTTCATTTGCTAATGCTGTAGCATCTTCAACATTACCAGCTTGGTCTGCTTGTATGAGAGCTTGTTCTAGTTGTGCTAATGTAGCCATTAATTAGCCCTGTGGTTGTAAATATTTGTTTACTAAAGCATCAACATTTGTTGTGGTTGGAGCAACTGTTGATGTTTGCCTCCAATCTCTTCCGCCAAGAAATTGAGGTATAGTTTCGTATTTATTTGCTTCTTCACGATCATCGTCACCAACACGATTTATTCTTGTTGTATATTTATCGTTATATTCTCTTTGTGTCCTACTAGCTAAACTTTCTAATGTTGCTAGGTTAGCTTTCCAATTTGGACCTAAGTTTCCAATTATATCCATAGCAATTTTCACATCATTGTCTGATAGTCTTCCACTAGGATCTATGTCTTTAGCAGTTCCATAAGCTAATCTTAGAAAGATTGATTTAGCTACGGCTCTATTCTCTGAAATTTTATCTAAAGTATCTCCGTACTTTGTGTCAAGCATATTATCTAAGTCTGAATACTCTTTTTCGTTTTGTTCTAATTTTGTTAAATTAGCTAATCTTTCTGCACTTTGTATTTGGTATTTTGTACTATTCACAAGATTAGCTAAACCACCAGCTAGAGTGAAAGAATCTTTATTTTCTTCTAAAATAGAAGCTAAATCATTAATAGTGTCTATTTGCGACTTAGCACTAAGGTAATCATCTCTTACTAATGTCATGATAGGCTTGGCACCTTTTGGTGTTATGCTAGGAGATTGACCAACTGTAGATAATCCCAAGCCTGCTTTTTCTTTAAGTATATTTGGGTTTAAAGCTAAATCTATGCTTGTAATACTTTCCCCAGGCACAACATTACCCTCACTATCAAAAAATGATATTACTCTAGGCTGACCAAATAATCTATTTTCATATATGGCTATATTTCTATTATCTTCTACACTTCTTCCCTCTACAGGTATATTCATTAGCTTATTGTAAGCAACCTGCGTTTTTTCAGCCTCTGTCATATCCGTTTTATCTTCTGGTATTTCTACACTAGGAAAAACTCTTTCTTGTGTATCAATATATCTTTTTATACCCATAACATCTTCTGCGTATTCTCTCTTAGGTGCTTTTTGTCCATACAGGGCATCATACTTTTGTTGTACGCCCATAGCCTTCAAAAATGTTTTTTGTGTTTCAGGAATATTAGAATTATCAATTGCAGAATTTAATTGTTGATTTATTTTTTCTTTCTCAGCCTGTTGCGCTTGCTGTTCAAATTGTTGCTGTAAACCTAAAGTCCTAGCTACAGGATCTCCGCCTCGTAAGGTTTCTGATAATGCAGCTAAACCTACTCCAAGGTTTTGTCTTCTTTGTAATTGCTCCTCTGGTGTTAGAGGTGTTCTAGGTTTTCCAAATGCCATAATTAAATTCCAAATAAACTTTCTGGATCGCTCAAATCATACCCAAGTTGTCTTGCTACACTTTGACCAGGCTTACCTGCGCTAAATAAACCACTGAAAGGATTTATACCCTGTAATGCAAAAGAACTACCAAGATTTGCTACACTTCCTAGCACGCCCATAGGGCTAGCTGTTGTTTCTTGTGTTGTGGTCATACCTTTTAATGCTGGCATACCTTGCACGCCCTGACCAAACAGTCCTAACTGGTATGCTGGGTATTGTTGTTGTCTCATAAACTCGCTAAAGTCAAAGTCTCTTTGTGCTTGTCCTATACCTCTTGATAGGCCACCATAACCACCAAGTAATCCTAGTGCTTGTTGTTGCCCACCTAGTAAACCACCTAGTAAACCAGCTTGTTGTTGTCTACCTCTCAGTTCTAATTCTGGTGCAAGCATAGCCAATTGTTGTTGTCTTGCTATATCAGACTCTGCTGCTCTTTGCGCTTGCTCAAATCCTGCTTGTCGTAAACCTGCAACTGTTCTAGCCTCTTGTTCTTGTAAAGGTCTTAATGCTTCTTGCTCGTATATAGTTCCTCTTGAGCCACCAAACGCGCCCGCACGCATCGCCACATCTTCTGCTTGTTGTCTTTGTAAATCTCTACGTCTAGCAAAGTCTTGCTCTGTTAAATCTATAACTTGTTGTTGATACGGTGATTGATATGCACCTATATCTACATCTAATAAAGATTGGACATCACCTAATTGTGGCGCAGCTTGACCAGCTAATTGTTGTAATTGTGTTGTAGGATCATAACCAAAAGCAGTACCAAATAAGCCTTGTATGCCTTGGCCCATCTGTAGTTCTTCTGGAGATAAACCTGCTATTCTATCTCCAGTATACGCTTGGAATGGTATATCAGCAGCTTCTTGCGCTCTAGCTAAATAGTCTTGGTACGCTTGTTTCTGCCAATCTGGTAGCGTTGCTTCTTGTGTTGTTGTAGTTTTTCCTTTACTCATAAATCTTTTCTAATTAAATGTTCTGTTACAAATCCAAGATGTTTAAGCTTTCTTGTCCATCCTTTTCTGCCACCACCGTAGAGCCTCTTTACTCCACATTGTTTTGCATATTCTTCTATATGTGGCAACATTGCCTCTAATTCTTTATAGTCACCACCACAAAAAAGTAAATTCATTGCGGTGTGCTGTGGAAATACTACAAACTCTGTTACAAATGCTGCATTGTTGCTAGCCCAAAGTAGGAATATTCCTTCTCTTATTTTATCTTCTATGTCATCAATTGTATAGGCATCTTGATGTTTAACAGCTTTTGCTATAAGAGGTTTAGTTCTTATCCATTCCTCTTGCCAACTTTCTTTAATCGCCTTTTGCATATTCTACTAGACTTACAACTATGTTTAGGTTGGAATGGTTAGCCTGTGCCTTTAATATTTCACCAGCTTTTAATACTAAGTCTCTGGTTAATAATTCATCTGTTGCGTGTGCGCTTATGTTGTGTTCTTTAAATATATGAAATACATCTGATCCAGAGGTAATAGATAAGTCTACATTTGTTTGTTGGTTGTCATGGTCGCATACTAAGATAGATTCTATTATTGCAAAATCAAACTCATCACCTGATGGTGCTGTGTATATAGTAGTTAAACTAGTAGTGTTTAGATCTACTTTTGCATTAGTAACCTGTTGTATGTACTGGCTTTTACTTTCTGGAGATATCATCTTCTACCTCTTGGTTTGCCATCTACTCGTATTTTACCAACTTGAAAATCTTGGGTTAGTGATCCTGTTACTTTCATAGATACTTGTCTTGCACTAAACCTTGCATCTGTATAACCGTCTGTATCAAAAGTAAAATTACCAAAATCTGTTTCTGCACCAAGCGGTGTGAACCTACCTTTAAATCCTACTGTTATACCTGGTAATGTTGCTGCTTCTTCATCTGGAATAATCTGATTAACTTGCACCACTCTATCGCCATTGCCTATTTCTATAGGTGCGCTTTCACAAAATGGTACTTGCGTTCCTATACCTGGTGAATTGAATAGTGGTCTTTTATCGTGTTCATACACGAATCCACTAGAATCACATGATATTGGATGGTCAAATACACCTTGGTCTACCCAACATGTTCTGTCCATTGATCCTATTGACCATACGTTATCTAAATAATTCCAAATAACATATCTGTTTGGTGTTTGTTGGTCTATATCTCCAACTGGAAAAAACCACCAAACTTCATTAAAGTCTATATTATGTGTGCCAAAAGTATTTGCTGAACTGTTTATTTGTATATTATCAAAGATAAAATCATGCACATCTGATTTAAGTTCTCTTATATTCCCATCAAATGTAAAGAATGAGTTTTCACCTATCCAAGATAAGAAGCTACCAGATGATGCTATAGCTCTTGGGCTGATAGCTTTACAGTTTACGCCAGCATCTTGTATGCCATATACAAAAGGTGAGCCTACATAATAAAGTCTATTAATACCGATATCACTAAATATAATAATATCGTTTTGCCATTTAACTGCGTATAAAGCTCTACCGCCTGTTGGTATTTGCAAGTCACCTGCTGTATTTCTAGCAGTAGATGTCCAGTTAGTATTATCTTCTCTATCTGACCAAGATACTTTTCTTGGATCGCTATTAGATCCTATAGCTATAAGATGTCTTTCATTACTAACTATAATGGCTTGACAGCCTATTGGAGAATTGCTGATTTGTGTAGCTATGGTATCTGGTGAGCCTGATCCTGCATCTGGTCTCCATTGGTATATTTTACCGTCACTAGAACAACAAAAGACTAAATGCTCACCCCAGTTATCAAATGAAAAATGATCTACTTTGAGTGCTAGTGTGGATGTTGATCTTTCGTCACCGTAATCTTCTTCACCGTAATCGTATGTACCATAACCAGTTGATGAATTTACTATATCACCAACAAAACCTACTGGTGTTATGTCAGTCCATGTATCGTCATATAAAACATAAACTTTGCTTCTAGTGCCAACTGCTAATACTTTATTACCGTTATTAGCTCTATAAGAATACATAGCTATTGGTGTGCCTGTGAGTGCAGTATCTTTAAAATTTGTCCAACCGCCTATTGGTTTTAAATAACCGTTTTCAAAACGTACTAAATCACCATCTACCCAACGTCCTTTGTTAGCGTAGTCAGTACCGTTTTTGATTATTCCTGCGGGTGGTGTAATTGGGTATAGGGCCATTGTCAGCTCCTATACTGTACGTTTCCACATATATGCAACTATGTATGGTTGTAAGTTATTATGCGCACCACCGCCACCTGTGGCTTGTGTAGTTTGTGTTGATGTTGGCGCACCACCAGCAACCTCTATTGCTCCAGTACCACCTGGATTGTCACTAGTGCTTAATGAATGTGTATGTGATGGTATTTCACTAATAGAAAGCGTATGTGTTTTTGCACCGCCAGTCTCTTCTGCTGTGTCAAAGTCTGTATCACCAGAGTCTAAACCAACTATAACCTTACCAGCTCCGAAAGCTACCCATGTACCAAAGCCAAGCAATGTTGCTGGATTAGTTGCACTGGTTGCATTGATATAAATAGATCCAACTGGATATACTTTTTCTAGCACGTTAGTACCATCGATTTGTAGCTCGCCACCAGTAGTATTGACATTGCCACTAGCGGTTACAGTTGTTGCTGTTATTGTAGTTGCTGCAACAGTTGATGCTGAATTAGCACCGATAGCAGTACCGTCAATTGCACCACCATTAATATCTACTGTAGTTAATGTAGATGTACCGCTTATTGTTGCGCTGTTTAAAGTAGCTAAACCAGTTGTTGATAAAGTAGTAAATGCACCTGTAGAAGCTGAGTTTGCTCCTATTGGTGATCCATCTATAGCACCTCCGTTTACATCAATAGTTGTAAAAGATGCTGTACCAGTAGAGGTTAATGTTCCTGCTACTGTTAAAGTTTTACCGCTACCAACATTAAGACCAACACTAGTTCCGTTACCAGCGTCTGCAAAGATACCATCAACAGTATCTAGGTCTGTGTTAATTTTACCTCCCCAGGTATTAGTAGATGCTCCTACTTCTGGTTTAGTTAGGTTTAAATTGGTAGTAAAGGTATCTGCCATAATGCTTACTTCTTAAATTTGGATTTTATTAACTCAATCCATTCTGGTTTCTTTTTATATATTATAAACAATATTACGCCTGTTATGACAATTATCTCTATCAAGACTTCCATATTAACCTCCTATGGTTTTTGTTTCCGTTGTAGGTGTGATTTCCTCTGTAATTTTTGCATCTAGTGCTGTTTTAAGATTTGTAACCTCATCAGTACCCATAGTTGTTTCTACCCAACCAGAAACGATTGTGTTAGTTAGATCATCAAAAGCTACAAAATCTGTACCTACATCATCAAGTGATAATGATTGTGTGCCATAAACACTAGCTGTATATGGTACTTCTTGACCATCTACTTCGTGTGTCTCGCTGCTTTCAGCGTTTAATCTCCAATGTACATTGTAAACTGTGTCGCTGTGTTCTTCGTATGTGGGATAAACATCTACTGTTTTACAGTCCCAAGTGTATGTGTTGCTCATGTTATATTTCTCCTATATTGCTGCAATTATAAATGCTAAGAGTTCATTATACCTGACTCCAAGCCTAGTTTGCTCGTTTCCTTCATCATCAGTCCAAGTGCTAGATATAAACATACCATAATCACCTGCATCAAGGCCTTCTGCTGTAAAGGCATCTTGTAAGTCTTGAGCTATAACACCAAAGTGGTATCTAGCATCATCGCCTTTTTTCTCTACTGCATCTTGCCATCTGAATCTTCTTATTAAACCTTTACATGCTGTAGCTACTCTTTGCTCTGCTTCTGTTAAGGCTTGTATGTCTTGCTTTTCGTTTCTATCAGAAGTGTTGATAGTTCCATTAGTTGCGTAAATATCATCAAATCTAGCACCTGAGTTACCTAAATCCATAAGATTATCAACTGTAGAGCCATCACCTCTACATGGAGCAGCATATTCAGCAGTCTGGTAATCTATAAATCTAAGACCAAAACCTGCACTACTTGTAGTACCACTTGCAATATATATATCATCGCCTAGAGAACCTGATACACCAACCTTACCTTTAACGCTTCCAGAAAGACTTAAATTAATATCATCACCAACAGTGATAGTGCCAGTTACAGTTGCAGAGCTAGAATAAGAAGTTCCTGAAAGGTGAAGGTCTTTGAATCTTGAAGTGCTACTGCCTAAATCTTTGGAACCATCAGCAGTACCACCTGTAGATGTTGAAGGTAAGATTGCATTAGAAACTAAATGTATTCCTGAACCACTACC